GTCGCGGACGATTCAGAAGTTCCTCAATTTGCGCCAGTGAGTGATGTTACCCCCGAAGGATTTGACTTAGATAGCCAGCGCGGGTTTAACTTACTACCTCACGAAGCGACCGGTTGGCCTACTGCAACTCCGTTTGAGAGATTAGGTAGTAAAGCATACAGTTATGGGAATAATGCGGATTTATGGAGTGACAATAAACGGCAATTGACAGAGCGCTGGCCGGGCGCCCCTCACGGATTTGGTGGAGGGGTGATGTGGACGAATCCCGATGATTGGGATAATAGCGTACAAAGAGCCGCAGCCAAACTGAAAGCGAAGCATACTGCGTCTTTGTCTATTAATGGTCCTAATTACATTAAGGATATTGATGAGCGCCAAAAGGCGGTACAAAATGCAGTACGCGAAGAAATGAAAATACTTCACGCGAAAGATAGAGATTTTTACGATAAGCGCGCCAAAAATAATATGTTCCATCATATCTATACTACTCCGAATAAAGTATGGGAAAATAGACCAAACGAAATTGTAAGTGCGGCTCTCAAACTTCACCCGGACCTTATGGAGCGATGGCAGAACCGTAAGAATGTAGATGGTGAAGAGGCAGACCCCGGTTATACGCGAGCGGGAGAAATGGCTCTCTTCCGCATGATTAGGGCTGAGCACCCCGATTGGGTGATGCCGGCAGGGTCCGCGCATTTCCTAACAGAAGAGGAGACCGGTCCTTTCGCCGAAGAACACTATAACGCGCTAAAAAGCCACTTTGTTTCTCCAATAGACTGCGCGTTCTTCATACTCAAATCTTATTCGTGACGCGCGCTTCGCGTGTACTGGGCCGGGGGCAACGGCACTACAACTGCGTCTGTGTCGGTCGTCTCTCAACAACAACCACTGCCCCCGTGTCCACTTAGCATTTATTGGTTTTCTTGATTCTAATTAAGAATCTATAATATATTCTAATGTATAGATTAGAAACGATAAAACCGATAAAACCTAATCGGTTATCTTATGAACCAACCACACTTTCGCCAGCATGAGAGGCGAGACGATGCAAGGTGTACCAATCCCCCCAAGACGGAACGAAGATGAACTGAAAGTGATGGGGTTAATTGCCTTCGTCAGCATGTTAGTAGGAGCATCAATTGCGATTTTTGATGCCCGGTTGTGGTTACGGATGGATGATTCTGTCTATACCAACGCGCTAACTTACACGATGGGGGCGTTCACTTTACAGGGAATATCCTATTTCCTTTACAAAATGCTGATGCAAGACAGCATGGATAGCCGTGCGACCTTCGCTCGGCAACAGAAAGAGCGTGACCGCCGTGTTATGCAGATGCAACAAATGTTCAGCGGCCGGCAGTTAGAGCAAGAGTTGCGGTTACAAGAACTGCAATTAGAGACCCAACTTCGCATGATGGAGAACGACCCCGAGGTTTTGATGGGCGGCCTAAGAGCCAGCGAACCGCCTCGCGAAGAGTTTGCCCCAGCCCCTACTCATGAAGCGAAATCGGATAAACCGCTTGACCTCGGCGCAGGCAAAGTCGCTAATGATAAGGCTAAGGGGAAAAAGTGAATGGGTTGGCTTTTCAAGACACCAAGCGACAACGCAGTTGAAGGTACACTGCGTGCTTTGCATACTCAGAATATCGTAGACCGCGAATATCAACGGTTCTTCGGTTGGTTCAAGGTACTCGTCACTGCGAGTATCACAACCTTTGTTATTTCGGCCATTGAGTTCTATTGGGGCATGAGCCTATGGGAAGCCACAGTCACCCGAGTAAGCGATTGGGCGACCGAGCAACTTTCGCGGTTGTGATGCCTTGACTATTGGGATGGGTGGCTCCGCGTTAGTCGGTGCGGCTATTTGGGGTCAGCAACTCTACAATTATTGGAAACCGCGCAGAATTGGTGTGTACGGCCCTACATTGGTCGGTAAGACTACGCTTGACCGTTACATGATGACTCCCGGTGAGATGGAAGACATACCGGAGAAAATGCGCACTGCTCACCCGAAGCGATTACTGAAAGGAGGGTACACTCTCCCTCGCCCAACCCGTAAGAGAATCCGCTGGAAAGGAGAGAGGCGTGTTATTCATAGCGCTGACATCGGCGGTCAGCAGCGGTTTTGGAACTTGTGGATTGACGATATGGTGGATAGACAATGCGAAATTGTCGCATTTATGCTTGACGAAAGGACACTCAATGGCGGTTCGGGTTCAGTGGATTGTATTGGTGGGTTCAAGTTTTTGGTTGATGCTATTATCAATCAGCGGTGGAATTACAGGCGACTATGGACACGCTGGCGCGGTAAAAAGTTCAAACCGAAACTTGTTGTCGTTATAGCGAATAAAGCCGATAAGTGGTGGGACGACCAAGCGAATATCCTGTGGCAACAACAAAGATTGCGCGAGCATCGCATTTTTGATTCTCTTCGGCCCGCTATGATTGAACTACAAAAAGCGGGTATTCCGTGCAGAGTGTCTATGATGGCTACGCAAATCGGCTGGAATGTAGAAAGCACTTTAATTGAGATGCTTTCGTGGTAATAGGTGAGAGACATGATGAATCCGCTAACTTGGGGCGTGGGAGAGCAACCTCCCCTCGCTATGAACACACAGACTGAATTGACACGATTGGCCGCTAATACGAGTAATGTATCGTTGGCGCAGTTGCAGGGATTGGCACAAGCACAAGGGGTGATGCAGGCGGCAGTTGAAGAGCAACCGCATATTGAGATACCGCGCGTTAATTTTTTCCCTTCACGCCACTCTAACCCTCGTAAGGCCCGTAAAAAGGACATTAAGCAGGCTTACAGGCTACTCAAGCCTACTAAACGGCCGTGGTATTCGCCGCTTCGTTGGTGGTTCGGTGGCAAATATCGCTACAACCGTAATACCTCCCAATGTTGTGTTGATGGTTGTGATGTTGATTATTTGCTCAAAGTGATGGGTAATGTCTATGACGAAATCCGTGATGAAGAAACAGGCCGCTCTCTTTGGGAGATGTACTTTGTTGATGGCGTCTCGGGCGAATCACGGGCGTTCCTCGCTCGTGAAGGGGTCACTGGCGGACGAACTATGCGCGCTACTTACTGCCCCGAGCACTTACATTTGTACCATTTACTCGCTAAGTGGGAGCAAGAGCAAGAGCAAGAGCAAGAAGCGTCAAGAGGTACTTTGAAGGACAAAGTGAAGAAAGGGGTGAGCATTGTCGCTGTGCCGATTACTGCTGTCACTGCTAAAGATAACACACCCCCCACTCTCCAAAAATACGAGCCGTTCTTCCGTATGTTGCGCGCTGATAAGATTCCGATAGTGCACATGAAGGACGCAAAAACAGGTATGAACGATTTGACTATAATCCTATTTGATAATAAACAATTCGCTAATAATGAGACGGGTGCCCCATTATTGGTACCGGAGGGGCAAGTTCAAGGAGGAGACACCGCTCCCGTAGGAGCGGGGTTGCAGCAGTTGTTAGTAGAAACACAGAACCAACTACCGGAGGTGGAATAATGGTTTGGCCTTTCGGTGGTGGACAACAACAGCAACCAACAGGTACTCTGAACTTGGGTCTTGCTAATGGCGCGCAGGCTATGCCCCAACAACAACAGAATCCGTGGGCGCAACAACAACAGAATCCGTTTATGGCAGGTATGGGCGTACCACAGCAACCTGTTGCGCCACCTTCTGAATTAGAATTAATAGCGATGCTGCAACAGTCGGCTACGCCCGTAGACGCGTGGCTCGCTGGTCAAGGGTTCCAGCAAATGTTGGGAGTTGTTTCGTCTCTTGTCGCGCTGAATCTTGTTGAGTTTTTTCGTCACGCTAAGTTTGTTGATGATGGAGAAGACGGGCTTAAGTTGGATATTTCTTCGTTGCCGCCACCCTTTCCGACTATGAGTATTGAAAACATCACAGCCGAGTTGTCTGCACTACAACAGGTAGCAAACCAAGCGGTACAGACGAGTATTCAGCGTCAGCAACAGATTTTGATGATGTCACAGCAGTCAATGATGGGTGGTGCTTTTAGCGCTGCTTTACAGAATGATTCTTTCATGGAGAAAGCCGGTGGGGCAGCCGGTGGGCTTATGCGTGGCGCGTTTGGTGCAGCAACAGGGATGAGGTGATGAAAAATGATAGAAGGACCAAAAATGCCGAATGGGAATCCGTTTAGTATGTCTAATATGAGTATAGCGATGAGTGATATGACTAATTTAGGTCGTTCAGTTGTAGTAGATTTGATTATGGTGCAAGTAATTGCTATGGCTCTTGGTGCGTTTTTGCTTATCGTATTTGAGGGATATTCAATGTCTGCTTCGCAACTCGCGTGGAATATGGGAGCATTATTCACTGCTTTCACTATGACTGGTGTAGTGTATCGCCGGCTGAGTACTTAGTTTAGGCCATTTATTTAGCGGGCATGTGCTGCTTCGTAAATTAGTCTTAGTTTTCATAAAACACCCACATTCCCTGCACCGAGAACCGTTGAACGAAGGGCATGTTTTGCATATATCTAATCGTGCTTGGGTCTCCGCCATAGGCAATCGGTTGTGAGTTAAAATATCCTTAGCGGCGATAGACAAATCTCGTACCGTTTTTGTCACACCCACCATCCGTGGTGCTCGCCCCAGTCGTCTCATATTGAACTGGAAATACCGCAACCCCTTTGAGTTATCGGTTAATCGCAGGGTGATGGCGGAGCGTATTACCCGAGCCTCATGCCGGCTTTGCCAGTGCGAAGAGCGTGATGCGTTAGAGGAAGAATTGAGTAACGGAATCGTTACAGCGAAGGATTTGGATAAGCGGATGGGGTGGCGTGAGAACACTTCTGATAGGCATTTCAGAAACCACATGGGAGAGTACCATTTAGGGTCTAACTCCGAGTGTGCTGTTTGTACTTACTTTAATCGCTACCAAGTTGAGGAAGACTATTACAACGGAGATGTCACCACTGATGCTATTGCAGAAATGTGCGGCTGTTCCGAATCAACTGTCTATAATCACATAAAACACCATCTAAAGCCGTTGGTGCAAGCCACAGCCGCTACTGCTATCTCTCTCCAAGCAGGCAAGGAAATGGACGCGCTTCGTAGTAATGTAGAGAAATTGAACGGAGAATTGTCTCATCTGTTTGATAATCCCGACCGCAACGACCCACAGTTTTACGGTAACCTGCAACGGATGCACAAAGAGGTACGAGAGACTGTCAAAGATATTCTCACGATACAAGAGCGCGCTATGGGTGGAATTACCCCCGAAGCGAGTATTAATGCCAACACAGTCAATCTAATCAAAGTTGAGTTGGCTAAAGAATCACCCGAAGTTTGGCGGCGCATTCGTGCTGGGATTGTAGGCGAAGAGGAGGAGAAAACATGAGCCGGGTACCAGTATCTATGCTGACCTGTACTGACATGGAAGGCTACGAACTTTTGCGTACATACGGGCCTCTCGCTCTTGACGAAGTTGACCAATACTTTGAACTGCTGCGCGGAGTTCTTGACCGATGGTATTCATCTGTCGGGATAATGGGTCCGGCTATTTATATTGATTATCGCGAAAACGAGCACATAATCGGCGAAACACAACGCCTGTTTGACGAGATGTTGGAGGAAGATGAGCCGGTCGCTGCTATGAAAGTACGCGATAAACTTCACATGATGCTTGAGGCTCTGAATTGCGTAATGAGAGAGATGGCTGAGGTATTCAACGGACCCGCGACAATAAGAGAGTTTTACTATAACCTACCCGCACGGCTGCGCGCGACATACGAGCATGTGCTCATGGGGGATGATGAATAATGCCAATGAGTGCAGGGACAGGTGGCACTTCCGGTGGTACTTCCGGTTTGCGATATAATCCTCGGCAGACCGCCGGTGACGAAGTTGGTTACGGCGTATCCCATACAAAATATAATCCACGAGACCCCGAAGATAAGGAGCGTGAGACCGAAGACAAACGCGAGGCGCGCGAAAAGCGTGACAAAGCGAAAGCCGGCTTGCAGCACCTCAAAGTGAAAGTCAAGAACAAAAAGCGAGAGAAAGAAGAGGCTGAGAAAGAGGCTGGTATGCTTTCTGACCTCACAGGACCTGCTGGTTCGCGTGGTGGTGACTTAGACCGAGCAATCGGAGCCATGAGCGGTACCGGTTCGGCGATGGGCGGTGGTGTCGGCGCGGTTCCGCCCGAACTTCCCGGTACAGGCGCTTTCGGTCAAGGTGGCGCGTTCGTTCGCGCCTTTGCAGTACTCAAAGATGACGAACCCGGCCGATTCGGTCGCACCGAGACAATAGAAAGTGTGAGAGCCAAAGCGCGAGGAGAGAAAGCCGCTCGTCACAGAAAAGGCAAAACAGTTGAGACTTTTATAAATCGGCGTGGTAAGAAACAAGCGCGGATGACTGCCCGAGACCCCGGTCGTCAGCGTGACTTAGGTCACTCTAAGCAACGAGTTCATTTTAATCCACGACAACAAACCGCGAGAAGAGCGCTCTCACCGCTATATCGCGGACCCAGTCACCCTCACTCTTCTAATCCCGACCCACGGCAGGCTGAACAGAAATTGTCCGGGCAAGCATCTTTTGCCCAAAACCCAAAATTAGGTTATGTCCCTCCAACTGAAACAATATCGCATTCATCACGAAAGCGTATAGGACAACCAAAGGTGACTCAACAACACAGGCCCGCTACTGCTGGCCCGAAGAGAATTACTCAACCAAAGCAACCTTCAACCCCGAAGGGTGCTGGATTCGGTACAGGACCCGCGTCCGCTCTCGCTATGAGCGAAGATGTGATGGAGATAAGCGACCTCTTACTCAAGTTTGGGTTCCCAAAAGCGAAATTGAGACAGGCTGATGTCGCTGAGTTCAAGAATATGCTACGCGAAGTCAAGCGTCTGCTCGCCGGTCTCAAGAAAGGATATGACGGTGAAGGTGAAGACGGCGAGAAACCGTCACCTAACGCTCACCGCAAACAAACTTCCGCCCCAACAGGGGCAACTGAGGTTGATGATGACTGGGGCGCTCCTCAAGACTGGGGCACGCACCCTTACGGGTTGTATATCGGGCGGAGAGGACAACCATGAGTATTCTCGTAAGAGACTCAAACTCTTTGCTCAAAGGTAAAGGTGTGGTTACAACTTTGCCCGATGGCAGTCAGCATTTTTTGTCCGGGGAGAATATGGCGCCGCCCGGTGTGGATTACAACCCGTTCTTTCACGACCCGACTACCGGCACTGTGCGTGATGATATAGAACACAAGTGGCCGTTGGAGGCTCTCGCGGAAAAAATGGCACGCGGGTATATCAAAAACGGTTACAAATTGATGGACCCACTTATGACCGCTAAGAAAATTATCAATCAAGGTCATGCTGGTTTTAATGGTAACCATCATGACTCCGCGCATCATCTACAACGAGCATTTCATGAAGAAACCGGTGAAATGAATCCAATTTATGCTACTTCTCACGCGTCTCCCGAATATCAGCATTCGCGGTTAGATACTCATGAGCGAAGAACTACTACCCCCGATGGGCAGCACATTAATTTTTGGGGGTCTGCCGCGCCACAAGGCGACCTCGGTCAGTTCGCTGAATCGGGCGCGGTTCATGCGTATCGTGAAATCCAAGAAGCGGAAAAGGCGGCCGGATTAGATTCGGGCGCGATTCGCGGCTCGCATATTGAACCCGGTAGTATGACGAACGGTCAAGTCTATCGTCATACATCGTTTGGTGCAGGTCCCGGCGCACAAGTACCGCGTGCGGTACAGGCTACTCAGAATCAGACGCGCCAATTAGATTCAGCCGACCCTGTCAAAATTATGTTCGGTGATGGGGGCAAACCTAAGTTGCCCGCAGCGTTCTTTGAGACAACAGGGACAGGTGGAGCGGAACCCAAAAAAGTAGCCGCGACATTGAGCAAGTATGGGATAAAGGACCCCGAATTACTCAACGCGATGAGCAAATCGGGTATTGGGCAACTACTTGCAGGCGGAAAACGCACTGGTGGCAAACTTGAGCGGTTAATGAATGAATTAGAAAAGCGTCTTGACATAGAAGGAGAGAATGCTGACCTATTTACACGAATACAGTCGCATATCCCGCGACCGACCGGCTGGACTGGTCGTGCGGCCAAAGCATCGGTGAATCTTGCAGCGATGATAGACCTCGCTGGCGAAATCGGTGATGACTTGTCTGATTTCGGGTCTTGGGACAAAGTTGCACCCGGTGTGGTTGAAGGATGGCAGCGTATCGCCCCTATGGTCGCTCAAGAGAGAGGCGGTAGCGGTGGAGCGCGTGATTGGGGTGCGGCTATACCCGAACAGGCCCATCAATCGGCTGCTACACCCCAAATGCCTGCGATTTCGGAAGGTCCGTCTCATTTTTCCGAACTAAGCCCAGTTAAGCCCCACGAACCAGCCCCGCTACCGGGTCCGCCAGCACGAGAACCCCCTATGGGGGAAATGGCCGGTATGCCGCCCCCTGTAGACCAAATGGCCGGTATGCGGCTCCCAATGCAAAGTAGGATGGCCTCAACTTTCACTCGTTCGGATGACCCAACAATGCGCATCTTACTCGCTATGGAAGAGGTACAACTCGCCTCAGCGCGTAAAGACGCGGAAATCCGCAAACATTTGCCCACAAAGCGCGATTTGAGCGTGGAAAACTTGTCAGATGTTAATTTGGTCGCTAATCGCCTCAATTTAACTTCAAATGATGTTATCGCGCTATATTCCGCCGGTGGAGACTGGGAACGCGTAGCGAAAACATTTCAAGTAACCCCCTCTGTGGTCGGCGCGGTGAAGGTGGTGTTCTCGTGAACGAGTGGGCCATTCTCAAATCCGAACTTGATGTATTAATGATATACGAAGAGGAGGCCGAAGCGGTCGCTCAAGTGATGTACAAGTGCAATTTCCCGTCAGAAGTTGAGCGCTGGGTTTGGGTTGGCGATTCTTTATTGAAAGAACTCCCGTTCGGTGCCGGTGGTCAACCGGTGCCGGGATGGGGTCAGTTTGATGGTCAAGACCAGCAAGGTCAGCAAGGACAGGAGCCGTGGCAGCATCCTTCGGCGAGAGCCGATGCGCAGTTACAGCAAGGTTTGCAGCAACCTCAAAACACATTCACAAATCAACCGCAGGGAGTTCAGACCCGAATGACCCCCAGTTTGGCTTCAAGGTTCAAACCGTGGGGAACAAGGACCGAAGTGCAAGGACCGGGTTGGGAAACAGGGCCGGGTACGCAACAATTTCATCAAGCGAATGTAAAAGGAGGGCACGGCCCTCAAGAATATCACGATTGGGTCAACGAGCAATACGGCGAGCCTCAAGACGGCGTAGGACAACGAATGGGGCGAGCACTCGGCCGATTCGGTACATGGGCCGGAGACAAAGCAAAAGACGCGTGGGGTGGAGCAAAGAATCTCGGGCGCAAAACCGCGAGAGGCTTCGCTGGTGCAGGCACATACATTGACGAGATGGGTGGTAGCATGGGGCGAGGTTTAACTGGCGTGTGGGACGCTTTCGGTAACGCGCGGAAAAAAGCGAGCCAAACCATGTCAGATAGAGCACAGATTCAAGGTGGTCATGCTACTGCCGAGGAAATCCAACAGGAAAGAGACAAAGACCGAAGAGAAGAATTACAAGGTCAACAGAAAACTTTAGCAGACGAAATCGCAGCAATTGGTGGTGGGCACGGTACTGGAGCCGGTGCTCCGCGCGGCGTTCCGCAACGACCGGAAATACCCCCAGCACCACTGCTGGATAACTTAGGAGGTCAAATCGCACCGTCACCGGGAGCAGAAGAACAACCACCAGCGCCAGCACCTTTGCCACCAGTGGCACCGGATGCTACACCAGCACCTTTACCACCAGTGGCACCAACAGGAGATGTGAAGGTGACCCCACCTCAAGCAGCACAAACATCACCCCACGAAGCGGGGATGGCAGCGGCAGGGATGGGAGATATGGGGCCAGCGACACGAAGGAGATTTGAAGCGGGAGGCCCCGATTTACGAGCGGAAGGCTCCCCAACTACTCTTGAAGGTTTGAGTGATGAACAACTTGCGCAGGTTCAACAACAACAAGGTACCGTTGATGATATGTTAGCCGGTAATCCGTGGAGTCGCGAACAGCACCATTCAGCCAATCAAGGACCGAGTTCTGCTTTTAGTGAAAAGTCGTATAATCAGTTGGCTGCCAAAAACAGGCCCCCCGAAGGACAGAATGTGTTTGACGCTACTACACCACTACCACCGGTTGCCGGTAAAAAAGAAGACGAGCCGCCATTACCACCCGAATACGATAGTGAAGGAAGAGGTTATAGTGACCTCTCCCGCAAAGAATACGATTTATTGACTTCGTCCGATTCATTCACGCACGCGTGGGATTACTTACTCAAGGGTGCGTGATGTTGTGTGCCCGACTTTGATGACCCAATTCTTGAGATAGACTGGGAAATGAGCAAAAAGGATTTCACTTTCTTTTTCCAAGATATTCTCGGGTGGCAACTTTCTCACCATCACGCGCAGTGGGTGGATAACCTAAACGCGCACGACAGATACTGTGTCAAAGCGGCACGAGACCACGGTAAATCCGTCCTGTTCCTCTCATACCTGTTGTGGAATGTAGCATTCAAACCGCGAACTGACGCTATCATTTTCTCTCACTCGTTAGACCAAACTATACGCCACATGCGATTCATAGACGAAATGATACAGATGACCCCGATTCTGCGACACCTGCGCTCAAAAGACGCGTGGGCGAAAACCTACTTCGGGTTCACCAACGGGTCGCGTATCACCGCTAAGTCGGTCGGTGGTGCTGTGCGTGGTGCTCACCCCGACATCATTCTTTGTGACGATATTCTGTGGGGAACAACCGACACCGAATTGAAAAAAGTGGCAACTTGGTTCTACGAAGTTATGGTCCCCACTCTCCACCATACTGCTAAACTCATGATTGTCGGGACGCCGTTCACGCCTACTGACCTTTACACTGAACTTGAGAGTAAGGACGGGTATCTCGTTGAGACATTCCCTGCAATAAATGAGAGAGGCGAATGCCTGTGGCCGGAACGCTGGGATTTGGAAGCGCTTGATGCGCGCCGAAAGGACATGCCGGCAGTAGCCTTCACTCGTGAATACCTGTGCGAGCCGATTGATGACGCGAGCAGCCTGTTCCCGACAGCGATTCTGCAACCGTGTCGCGATAATGGCTTATGTCTCATAAACCGGCGACCCGAAGGTGACGATGAAGCGCAGTATTTTATTGGCTGGGACCCGGCGATTTCTTCTGAGCGTAGCGCGGATTATACCGTGATGGTTGTTCTGCGGCGACCCGAAGACTCGCCTATCCTTGAAATCGTGCATTATATCCGTAGGAAGGGTATGGATTTCCGTACGCAGATTATGGAGATACAGCGCCTTAACTCCAAGTTCCGGCCGGAAGTGATTGAACTTGAGGCCAACCACTTTCAGCGCGTTTTCGCCACAGAACTACGGGCGAATACAGACCTACCAATCAAGACTTTCATCTCCTCAAAGACCAAGCGCGAGTCAATGCTTATGGGTCTCGTTTTGAAGTACGAGCGCGAGCAGATGAAAATGCCGTACGCTGATGAAGACAGCCGGGAAATGACGCATATTGCTGAAAACGAATTGATTATGTTTGGCATGTCCCGCACCGGTAGACTTGAATCTATAGGCCGGCACGATGACTTCGTAGTCGCGCTTGCGCTTGCGCATTGGGCGACCACGGAGTTCCGAGAGCGACTCATAGATTTGGACGAAATAATGCCGGGGATGATTGACTAATGTGGGGCAGTACACTAATCGGTGACGATTATGATTCGCCCGTAGAGGGGCTACCACCCGAACTGCTCACTATCGTCAAGGATTTGGCACAGCATCCCGATTTTATCAAAAACACAGTAACGCCCGGCGCTATCGGGGACGGTGAAGCGGCCAAAACCGGTGGTCATGGTACGCTTCAACCTAAATCCCCCGAAGGGTTAGCAGACCCTCGTGGTGAAGAAAAGCGCCGTAAGCGTCTGATGGAGACCGCCGGTGCTCTCGGCACCGCTGCTCCGACCGACCAAATCCAAATGTCGTTCCCTGCATCCGGCAACGGGTGGTTTGATACCTATTTCGGTAAAGGGGCCGAAGGGATTGTCAAAGATTTGCGTAACGCTCGCCGCGTCCATAAAGAGTTCAAGACAGATATTGATGACGCTATTGAGGCTGTCCGCCTCGTAAAGCGCATGGAGGTTGATTCAACTTTGGGTAACATTCCGTGGGCTGAAACCCACTTAGGGGCTATGCGCGAACTCGGGCTGTCTGACCGTGACCTTACCGCTTTACGCAAACACGCCAATCCGCGTGAGATAAGTCTGAGACAGGCGTGCCTTATGTGGGAGAGAGCAGGTGACACGATTGAACGGTTGTCCAAACATGAAGAGGAATGGGGGTCAGTTGAGCAATCCGAGTGGCTTGAGGCTACGCAACTGCGCAAGGACGCCCGCAAGCAGTGGAAAAATACACTGCACCAAACTGACAATCTCAATAAACAGGAAGCCATTTGGCTGACTAAGGCGGTTAATTCTCTCACCGAGCGCGGCGTCTTGACTACCCGCACTCTTTGCGAGTCTATGGAAGAGCGCAATTTGACACCTTCACGGCTTGGCGCGTTGCTGAAAACATACGGGGGTGATTTTGACATAGTGAAAGCGAGCAAAGGTTCGTGGTCGCTAATACAGAATGATGGTACTATTCTTGTCAAAGACCCGTGGGCTTACACTGCCGGCTTCATTGACGCTGACGGTTACATAACGATTACAAAACGCGGTGAGCCGAGAGCGGGGATTATAGCCACAGGGGCGAGGGGTAGAATCCACTGCGAGAATCTGTACAAAACTCTTGGGTGCGGCGTTCTGCAACTTGACCTCAAGGTGCATAAGACCAGTAAGCGGTCGCAGCACCGTCTCCAATTCTATTCAAAGGCTGATATTGCCAAGTTGCTGAAAGGGGTTCAACCCCACCTGCGGCTGAAAAAGGAACAGGCCCGTGCCGTGCTGGAACTCTTAAACCTCGGACGCGAGTCTGTCGCCAAAGCGAGAAAGACAGAACTGCAACGAGTCGTGAAATGGGAGAATTGGAAAGACACAAAGGCCGATGACCTACTCGCTGAATGGGGCGTAGGAGTGGAGACTGTGGAAAAATGGGCCGCACGAGACCCCGAATTGATACAACTTGGTATTGAGGCCGAGCGTTTAGCGGGGGAATTGTGATGCCGAAGCCAAAGGGAATCGCAGTCATGCGCATCACCATAAAACCAAAAAAGGGTGGGTCGGACGAGTCACCCGTTGATGACGACCCCGGCACCGAATATGACGGGCCGCAAGACGACAGTCATGAGCACGGTATGAAAGAGGCGATGAAATTGGTTCAAGGATTATTGGGAGGCGAAAACGATGGCTGAGGAAGCAGAAGAGAAAACACGAATAGGGCGGTTCCTTTCTGCTCTCTCTAAACCGTTCCGCAGGTCATCCACGCCCGAACCGATGATGCCGCTTTGGAAAGCGGGTATCCAAGAGCCGGTGCTCGTACAAGGTGTTACAATCCCTGCGCTATACGCTACCGTACAAGAGTCAATCATCCTACGAACTACAATCAATACGCTCACCCAAGAGATATTCCGGCGCGGGTATTACTGGGAACGCAAGTTCCACAAGAAATGCACCGAGTGCGAAGAGGAGTACCAACACAACACTTTGGAATGCGATTTATGCGGGGGCGAGACAGAAGACCCCGATATAGACCAAGTCATCTATCCTAAGTGGATGCTCAAGCAACGCAACAACCAAGACCAATCATTCTTTGATGTTATGCGCGAAATTGAATGGGATTTGAATATCGTTGATGATGCGTTTCTTGTATTACAAAAAGAATACTTCGTAGATGAAAAGTCCAGCGATATTGAGTTTTTTCGTGTAAAAAATATGATGCGCGCTGACCCTACTTTCATGCGACTCGTGGCTGATAAGGCTGGGGTGCGTGGTGGGCGGTGGCTTGTGTGTATTCGTGCTGAACACAGAGACAAAACTTACCCGCATACCGGCGACCACGAAGACTGTGAAATGTGCGGTCTGCCGCTCCAAGATGTTCATTTCGTCAATTCGGCTGGTGCCGGTAAGACGCAGTATTACATTGAGGGTGAAGTAATGCACATTTCCAAGTTCAATCCGTCCAAGTTGTACGGTCGCTCGCCTGTGGCTACTATGTGGAGACAGGCTATGACGCTCGCTGCTATGGACAATTACATGTATCTCGCTTACTCAAAGCGCAGAATCCCTCGCGGTGTTCTTGCTATTACTACCGACAATATCCAATCCACTGCCTCATTTTGGAAAGGCGCGGAAGAGAAAATGGAGCGTGACCCTCACTATATCCCGAAGGTCGGTATTGAATCAGCGTCCGGTCGCGGTAAAGTTGAGTTTGTTCGGTTCATGGACAGCATGGACGAAATGCAGTACGCCCAAGTCAGAGACGAAATCCGTACCCGTATCGCGTCATTTTACGGCGTGTCCAATATATTCATGATGGATACAGGCAAGGGTGGCGGTCTGAATAACGAAGGGATGCAGATTCTCGTTACTAACCGCGCCGTTGAATCGGGTCAGAAAATCTATACTCGCGAAGATGGTTTGTTCCCTCGTATGCTAACGGAAATGGGTGTTACCGATTGGAAAGTCACGCTTTATCCAAACGAAGAGGAAGATGATGTTACCCGATTACGCCGCGATGAGATGGAAGTCAATGTCGCTCAGCGCATGACCCAACTTGGGTTCCAGCCGGAACTTAAGGAAGACGCGGCGCGTGATATTAGATTCATTTACAAGAAACCCGAAGACCAAATGGGCGGAGCACCGCCCGGTGGAGCACCGCCGATGGGCGGTGGTGGTATGCCCGGTGGTATGCCCGGTGGTATGCCGATGCCCGGCGGAATGCCGATGGGTGGTGGAATGAGACCCGGTGTCCACCCACAACAAGCGGGCATGAGACCCGGAATGCCTATGCCCGCTCAAGGCGGAATGCCACCCGGAGGAATGCCACCCGGCGGGATGCCACCCGGCGGGATGCCACCCGGCGGGATGCCCGCTCAAGGTGGTATGCCTATCCGAACGGGGCAGCCTATGGCCGGCCTCGGTGAATCGCAAGGTTTGCGCGACAGAGGTCCGTCCCCCGTTGAAGAGGTGCAAGGTCTCACAGGTCACCCGACAGGTGGTAAGAAAAAGCAGCGCGGCTCCGAAAAATCGGCGATTGAGCAGGCACTTGATTCAATTAGTGACGCTCATGCTGGCGTGAACGGGAAGCAGAAACAAAGCGGTTTCAAGCGATAGGTTCAATATATTAAGGCGCGTGGGGTGTGTTGATGTCAGCAGACGCGATACTCAAGATTGACCCAATGGTGCGCAAATTAGAAACCGATTTAGCGGCCGTGAAAGAAGCACTACAGAACGAAGATTTAGTGAGCGCGCAACAGTTTTTGCGTAGTATTAACAGAACCAGCGATTATCTCGCTGATGATGTGACAAGTATTTACAAATCCACATTCAAGGAAAACGCGCCTACCGGCCCTAACGATGTTTTCGCGGGCGGAGCGCCCGTACGCCAATTTAACGAAACTGAGCAAGTAATTGATGTGGGCGACAGAGGTAAATTACTGAAAGGTACAATCATGCCTTCCCGCATTGGTGGTATCATGAAGCCTCACCGCTCACCCGGACAAAGGCTGTGATACCGTGAGAAAGGTTGCCGGTGGTGAAGCGAGCGCTGT